TATCTTTATATGCTACTATTAATTCATTAATTTCACCATTTAATGCATATTTTATAATTTTATTTAAGGCGGATCTATTAAAATTTAATTCGCTTGCTATATCTGAAATTATTTCATTATTAGGATATTTATGTTTCATATATTCAATTTGATTAACTGATGAAACGCGGCAATAACAAATATTTCTTTTTATTATATTATACTAGTATAAGAATGGACAATTGATAGTGTAATGTTCATATGGAAACATTTATAGAATGGTATTAAATAAAATTAAAATAATGAAGAAAAATTATATTTTAAAATAAATAATTTCAAAAATAGTAATTGGACTAAAATATTTGATGCTTTATATTATACCAATTATGAACAATTAAAACATGAAGATAGCTTATATTTAAAAAATGTCAATTGATACCAAAAATAAATTAGAATATATAGCTAAAGCCTATCAATTTTATTAGATAAAAATTGATTAATACAAACTTTAAATTAATTTATTATGACTCAATATATGTTCTATGATGGTTATAATACATATTCAGATATTCCAGTAAGATATTACCGTAAGATAGAGTTAATGAATAATCATGATAAAGATTTAATAATATTTTTACAAAATCCTGCATCTTCAGCTAATGAAATAGATCGTATGACATTATTTTTGAAAAATTATATTATTGATTATAAATGTATTCATATTTTGAATATAATTCCAATTGTATCTAAACATCTTGAAAAGATTAAAATTGATAATTTATCTATACTCATAAAATTTCATGAAGATAATCTTAAAATAATTAAATCAATTTTAGAATCTTATCCAAATAGCATTATATTGTTTGCATGTGGTCAACATTTTGTCCAAAATAAAGTAAAACTAAGAAAAACCTACAAAAGTTTTTTTCTTGATATTTATAAAATAATTATGGATTATCATGAAAAAATATATTGTTTAGGTTATACATCTAAATATTTAAAAATAAAATTAGATCTTTCTAATAAATTTACTAATTTATTAGCTGATATAGATACTACAAATAAACCTCTTTTTCCTTATTTAAAAATAAAAATTCGTTTGCCGTATTATCCTAGATTTAAAAAATTTGAATTCATAAAATATAAATTGTTAAGTGTTTAAAATTTATTAAAAATTAACATTATTAAAATATATTTTACGACATTTATTAATTTGTTTATCTGATGTAACTTTATTAATGATATTATTAAATTTTTCTTTATTTAATAATCGAATAATAAAATTAATAGAATATACTCCACATTCAGAATTACCAGTTTGATGTTGTATGTTATTATATTTATAATCAATATTTTTGATTATATTATCAATTTGCGGATTGCTATCTAATAGATCTTGTAATTTAGAATATTTCATTTGTTCAATTAATTTTAATTTTTCAACAATATTATTTAATTGTAAATTAGTATTATATATTTTTTTATAATAATATTTTATTATTTTATTAATAAACTGTTTAATTCTTTTAGGTGGTTGGTTTCCAACCGAATCAAAAAAATAGATCTGATATTTTTGTAAATCACAATATAGACTAACCCAATGAGATCCTCTTTTATAATGTTCATCTAAGTTAATAACTAATCCTAATTTTGTTTTATTATTATTTTCTAATTCTTTGAAATTAATATTTTTTAATCCTAACATAGTTATATCTTCAAAATCATAAGGAACTGCCCCTAAAAATAGAAAATCTTTATGAATATATTGATATTGTTCAAGCACTTCATTAATATGTACAGTACTTAACCAATCATATTTTTCAGTAGGTCCATCTGGTCTAAAAGCATTTTCAATTGAATTATCATTTAATGCTTTGATAAAATCAAGACGTATCCAACATACTTGATTAGAACATTGTTTGGATAAATTTTGTTCTAATTTTTTAACTAATTCTTGTTTAGGTAAATTAATATTAATTTTATTTTTGTTTGTAATTTTGTTATAATTTATTGCTATTTTTTTTAAATCTTTTAATTGTAAACATGATTCATCGATATATTGTCTTCCAGGTGCACATTTTTTATTAATTATAGCATCTATATTACTTTTTTTCATTAATATAATAATGAAAAAAATGGTACTTTAGGAAATTAAATAAATATTATAAATATAGCCATACATACTACCTACTGGTTCATGTAATAATGGTTCTAGTTCATTGTTTAAATTTTGGAGTTCAATTTTAAATAAATTATCAAATGATAAGTTAGATTCTAATTCTAGATTTTCACGTTTTATAGAATGTACATAACCGCATTTAGGATATAAAGTGTATATATATTTTTGACTATCTGGTGAAAATGTTACAAATATTGTTTGACCAATTTTTAAATCATTGATAAAAATTTCTGAATATGATTTCCCATTAATTAAAGTTTCTATTTGTTCATAACATGTATTATAATAATTTTCTTCATTATTATCAAATAACATATTTATTTTAATTAAAAAATCTATAATTATTCTAATTAAAAAATCTATAAATCATTTTATAATAAAAATTTTATTTTTATATATATTTATATATATGTCTTACAAGCAAAAATATTTTAAATATAAATTAAAATATTTAAAATTAAAAGGTATAATGACGGATAATTATATTTTAAATGGAGGACAATCTAATAAAACTCGTAATTTAAATACGAATATTTTAAATGTAGATGTTTTAACACAAACTCCATCGATGTTAGATATGTATGGTTATACATTTTCAGATAGAGATCAGGTTGATACTTTAAATAAATTACTTAATAATGAAGATAAATCTGTTGTTGATAAAGTTGAAAATGATTCTGATGTAAGTAGTGATACAAAAATTAATACTTCTGTAATTTCTGATTCTGAATCAGAAAGTGAATTAGATACTATGCCACGAGTATTAAATAAAGTATTAAAAACTTCTAGTTATAAAAATTTATTATTAACATCTCGTAAAAATACTAAATCATCTAAGAAAAAAAATATTCGTAAAAAAAATCAATTTCTAAAAACATCTTCAGAAGAATTTAATAGTGAATCAAATGATATGCTTAATACAGAAATTTCATCTTTATAAAATAAAGATGAAATTAGTGATTAATATAAAGGATAAAAATCCATGATTTTTATGAAATTTAACTCGCTTTGTCAGTCAAGATCTTTCTATAAAAATTGAATATTATAATTTTTTTTATAAAAGTAGATAATATTAATGAATAGTTTTATTATTAAGGATATTCGCCTAATAACAACATGGTATTATAATTTACTTAGTAATACAGATTGTACAATTTGTCGATGTAGTTTAAATAGCAATAGTTTATACAATCAAGATAAAGGTATAGATTCTCAAATTATTCAAGGTTTATGTGGGCATACTTTTCACGAAGAATGTATTTTACCATGGTTGATTAAAAATAAACATTGTCCGATTTGTTCTAGCTTGTGGATAGAAGCAAAAAAATTAAAAATAAATTAAAAATTAAATTTATATATATTATTATATATGTTATATAATATTAATATAAAAAGAGCATTTCCACATGATTTAAATTATTTAGAATTAAATAATGTAGATCGTACATTAATTCCAAAAATTGTTGATTTAAGAAGCAAATTACCTCCTATATATGATCAAGGCAATTTAGGATCATGTACAGCAAATGCCTTATGTACTGTGATGGAATATATAGATCATGTAAGAGGATCTCGTTTATTTTTATATTATAATGAAAGAAAATTAGAAAATGATATTCCAGATGATGCAGGTGCATATTTAATTGATGGTATTAAGTGTTTATGTAAATATGGAATCTGCGATGAAAATATATGGCCTTATGATGAAAAAAAATTTTCAATATGCCCTCCGTCTTTATGCTATAAAGAAGCTATAAAACATAAAGCTATAACTGTAAAAAACATAACGAATGATATGTATACAATGAAACAAGCATTAGTTCAAAATCATATTTTTGTTGTAGGTATTTCAATATATTTGTCTTTTGAATCAGATGTAGTAGTAAAAACTGGATATGTTCCCATTCCTGAACATGATGAAAAGTTTTTAGGAGGTCATGCAGTAGTATGTGTAGGCTATGATGATAATAAAAAAATTTGGCTGATGAGAAATTCATGGGGAACAAATTGGGGCGATAATGGGTATTTTTATTTACCTTATGAATATTTATTAGATTCATCCTTAGCTAGTGATTTATGGATAATAATAAAAGCATCATAATATATATCTTATGATACCTTATAATGATAGATTGTAATTCCATTATGAAATTCTCCATATGTATCAATATTGAATATACATGATTTAATACCATTTATATCTAAATCATTTCTTTTAGCTAATTTCATATTATAAATATTATTAGTTTGATCTCTAATATAATTATTATTATTATCACATTCCAATACATAACCATTACATTTATCATAATAAACATCTTTTTGTTTGATTCTATTGAAAATTGCCCAATCATCACCGCCCCATCCAGATAAATCATTAGGAAATCCATTAATTATATTATATGTATCTGAATCAAAAAGACAACAAGCTCCTAATACAGGAAAAGTATAATGATTAAATAAGTCTAAAAAACCTCTTTTAAAATTGATGAATTTATTAGGTAATGTATATTTCTCATCAAAATTATAATCTGTATTAATATGGATATATAATTTTTCAAAATTAAATGTATTTTCGCTAATTATAAATGCTATATTTAATAATTTACCACGATTAAATAATTCTTTATTATTTTGTTCGCATATAACTAATTTATAATCCAGTTGATTTTTACTAAAATAGGTTTTTATGTTTTGAATTAAATTTATTAATTCATTTCTTCGAAAAAGTTGAGGTTCAATAGCTCTATAACAAACTTGTATAATATAGACTATTTGTTTTTCATATAAAATATCTGAAAAAAAATCTTTTATTCCTTCTTCTAAAGGCACTAAAGCTTTCCAATTTAATTTTTGAAAACTAGGTGTAGGATCTTGATATATATGTTTAATATCTCCAGGTCTATCTTTTATATATCTAATTTCACAATTAAAATATTTTCCTATTTTATTTAATGTATGATTTATTCCTGTACATAAATCAATAATTCCAATTATATCAGAATTCATTGCCATAATATGTCCGTTAACAATATCTGATACATGTGTAAAATCTCTACTTTGTTCACCATTTCCTGTAATTTCAATATAACCATTTATATTTTTACATTTTCTAAGTGCTGAAAATACATTAGGCGAGGGTCCCAATTCTGATTGTCTAGATCCATATACATTAGAATTTCTTAAACAAATAACAGATAAATTATACATTTCAGTATATACCCTTCCTAATGATTCAAGTGCTTCTTTTGAAGATCGATAAGGAGTCCAATAAGCATAAATTACATTTGATGATGTCATAACAACTCTTTTAATCCCTTTTTTTCTAGCTATTTCTAATATATTTAATGTACCTATTACATTTGTTTGATAAGCAAGAATTGGATTATCTATGCACCATGGTGTTCTAGCTATAGCTGCTAAATGAAATATACCATCAATATCAATAAAATATTTTTCTATATTTTCTAATATTGATATATCACTATTAGAAAATGTAGCTTTTGTATTAATATTCTTTTCAAACCCAGATATTAAATTATCCAAAACTATAATAGAATGATTTAATTCTATAAGTTTATCAACTAAATGACTACCTATAAATCCAGCTCCTCCTGTTACTATGTATTTCATGATTATATATATATATATATATATAATTAAAATTTATTATAAACTAAATTTATCCAATATTCCATTCGTAATTTTTCATAATTAAATGATTTTTGAGAATAATCTATTATAATATTATTTAATAAATTTTCGGTGATATCATCCCATCTATCAACTGAATAAACTGGTAAATCTTCATATATAATATCTAAACAACTTTTTTTTATTATTACAATACAACCTAAACATAAAGCTTCAAATGTTCTTATACAATCTAAACCATTACCAAAAGGACTTAATACAAAAGAATATTCTAACATTTTTATAAGTTTCACTTCTCGGAATGTTTCTTGGTAAACAACAAGCTCTTTAGGTAAAATATTTACTAAATTTCTTCTCCAATTTCCATATCTTCCATCAGTCCAATTAAGATGAAAATTAGCATAGATTAATAATTTTCTTTTAGTGAAATGAATACTATTTTTATTAAATTTTTCTAATTGAGCATTTTGGTCTTCAAAACTAGTAATAGGTTCTCCAAAATAGTTTTGAGTAGATAAAGTCCAATAATTTAATCCATAAGGAATACTAGTGAATTGATTATCATCTGGTATAGTTTTATTTATTGAAAACCAATGTTTAAAATATTGATTTTTTTTTAAATATTCAATTAAATTTTTATCAAATTCTGATGGGAATTCAGTATCTTCCATAGCAGTTATTATTATAAAAGGTTTTTTAATCTCAACAAAAAATTGATATAATTTATATAAATATTCCGGTGAATGATGACAATAAATAATAATTTGATTTTTTGTATTTAAAAAATCTATATCTATTAAATCTTCACAATATTTTGTTAAATTTACATCTGCAATTTTAGAAAATAAATTGGTGAATAAAACATATATATATAATTATATATTTAAATATATATTTAAATATATAATTATAT